CCACATTGGCACCCTTCGACGCAATATCCACGACAACCCCAAATTGCAAAATGCTTTCAACAAGTACGGAGAAGGTGCATTCACCTTTGAAGTCCTGGAGTTGGTACTTATTCCAGAGCTTTTGACTGCACGTGAGCAATACTACTTTGACAAGCTCAAACCCTTTGGAAAGAATGGCTTTAATATTGCCCCTATTGCCGGTTCCCCTTTGGGAATAAAACATTCCCCTGAGACGCGTACAAAAATAAGGGACAAGGCTCTTGGTAGAATACCTACGGGGGAAACAAGACAGAAAATGAGTGAAGCGCAGACAGGCAGAAAGCACAGCATTGAAACAAGACAGAAAATGAGTCTTATTGCCCTTGGGCATGCTGTAAGTCCAGAGGCGCGTGCCAAGATTGCAAATGCCAAGCGTGGCAAACCAGCCCACAATCGCGGCAAAAAGACCTCTGTCGAAGAATGTCAACGAATGAGCAATGCGCATACGAGAGAGATGAAAACGTTCGTTGTCACCTCTCCTGACGATGCTGAACAAATCATCCTCGGCATGAGGGCATTCTGCAAAGAGAATCATCTTCATCATCAAGCCCTCATACGCGTTGCCAAAGGGGAGCAGGCAAGCCACAAAGGGTGGAAGGCCCGCTATTTTGATGATGTGTAACATACTTTGCATCTTTTAACTCTTTTCTCCACTTGCCAAATAGTCAATGATCTGTCCATTGTGATAGCGCCCTGTCAGCGAACTGGGATCACTGCCTGCTCGCAAATCGGTCCTCGCCATGCTGATCGTGCGCGCCTGTTGCTTGCCTCGATAGAGCTTGACCAGCTTGGAAATGTTGTCAACCACTTGCTGTGGCTGGAAGCTTTGCCCGTCGGACGAAAAAGCAAATTGCTGAAGAGATTTAGCCGCCCAACGCTCTAGCAGGTCAGCAGCCGCTCTATAAATGTCGTGCTGTTTTCCAGTGATATACAAAGGTGGCAGCGTTGTGCTATTAAAAGCAAAGTGTCCTGCAATCGACTCAAGAGTGTTAGGAGTTACAGTATTGTACAAATACTGCTTTATGACATAATCATCTTCCCATCCTCCCATAGCCGTGTAGTAGTTCAAAAACAGTATTTGTCCAGTCGTGTATGTCGGCTTGGGCGTCATGATCTGATTGACGATATCAAGACGGCTCTCATCCATGACATCCTGAATCTGATCATCTGACCAGACTTGCGAACCGCCCGCTGGATCATTGATCAGATCACGAACCCTCGTTATTAAAGCAGCCATAGACGCCCTAGCCATCTTGCCTCCTACGGTATAGAGCTGACTATATCTGCTGTATACGTGATGGTATCTGTATGTGCACTACTTGAGAATATTGCACTTAATCGCACATAGCGTTTCTTGGTGAAAAAGCGCATGAATATTTCTCCGCTTGCGCTCCCTGATGTTGGAAGCGTTACCGGCTGATCGGAGACGACGATATTTGTGAACGTGCTATTATCCGAGCTTTCGTCGATCTCAAATGTGACCGTGTCGGTTCCGCTAGCAGCACTAGCGGCGCTATAGATGACGCGAGCGACAAGGCCGCGATTAGGCGTTCCTGTAATGAGATCGAGGCCGGTCGTTGGCTGATATGTAGCCGTCTTTGTTGTGCTTGCCTGTAGTGTGGCATTGGCATCTGAAGCCATGATGTTGTCCTTTCTGGCAAAGATGCCTAGCTGTATTTGATGTCGTACATGCGCGCCAAAGAACGATTTGAGGAGTTATAGAGACCGCAGGAGTATTTCACGAGCGTTCTATAGATCACGCCGTCAGGCTGCAACCCAAGATCATTTACCGCGATTGGCTCGTAATGCCAGCCCCCGAAGTGGCCCATCTTGTAATTGACGGCATATATGCTGGTGTAGTTGGATGAGCCATCAGCTCCCGCTGAAGTCTCTGTGTTGGTGATGACCCTGGTCGACTGATCAGCCCGTAACCCTGGATCGCGTATAATCGCGTTCTTGTATTTCGTGACAGATCGGTCGTATTGATCCATCGTTGTTTGAAAACCGCCCGATGTGCCTAGGCTCTTGATGACCGTATCAACACGCCTCAACACGTTATCGTTCATGTACAAAACGATACCAGAGCCATCTGGACTATCAGCAAGCCACAGGAGATAGTTTAATAATTCGAGGAAGTGGAGTGCAGTAGCCTCCGTCAGGCCACCCAGAGAGATGTCAACTCCACCTGCGTCAAGCTTGTTTTCCGAGCGCACACCATAGACGGAACCGTTATCGATACGAGAACGGATGCCCACAAAGCAGTTTTTGTCTCCGGTCACATGGTCATTGTTAATAAAGCGATAATTGAGTTCGTAGGCTAATGCCTTGAGAACAATATCAGCCTCCTGGCTTCGTGGGTCCACGATCCGATTCTGATCACGGACATAAAGCTCATCGACATCAATGTAATTGCGAGTCGTGTAAATTTGTTCCTGCCAGGGGATGGGAACGCCTTTGATCGTGACGCCAGGGGCGTTAATTTGCGCCCAGTTGATCGTAGGAAGATCGCCTTCGATGCGACTGCCATTGACGATCAGCGATTCCTTCGTGATCATCGGGATATCTTGAAAGGCGATGCCATAATCAATGAGCGACCATGTAATAGCTTGTACAAGGGGGTCGTTGGAGAGTAGCGCGTAATCGGTAAGGGTTAGCGCGGTTGCTGCTACCATATAACATGCTCCTGACGGGATGCCAGGAGCTTATGCTGTCCTGGCTATTTCTTCCACAAGTTCGGGTCGAAGAGTGTGGGTCGTTTTCCTTGAGGGAGCTGGCCAGGTTGTGCAATATTTTGCCTGCCTGGATTATTCGCAGTAAATTGCGGAGTCGGGCGTTGTTGTTGCGCTGGTGTCTGAGCAGGTTCAGCAGTTTTGGTAAGGTAGGGTTTGGCTTTCACGAGATCCTCTAGCAATTTATCGAGGTTCGTCGGCAGCCCATCATTGCCATATTCAAGCTGTGATTCAATCGCCAATGCAGCCAGATCGGGATCTATAATGCCTTTTGATTGAGCTGCAAGTTTGACATGAGTTGCGACAAGTTGCTTTTGGGCTGCTTCGTATTTCTGCTCTAGTTCTGTAGCGCGTTTATTGGCTTTTTCAACTTCAGACAACGCCGCTGTTTTTGCCTGCTCTTCTGCATCTTCGTAAGCCTTGAGACGCTTACGCATATTTGCAGATTCAGACCGCAGTTTCTTTGCTTCCTCAAGGGAAATCGGAGTTTCAGCGCCGTCGCCCGCCAGGGGTTCAGGTGTGGCCGCCAGGGCCGGGGTTGGTGCAGCATTTCCCGCCAGGGGAGCCGCTGCCGATGTGGTTGGATCATCTGCCATAATTGTGCCTCATTTCTATAACAATGTCAATGACATTTGGGTGCAATGCTATCTCCCGTGCATGACATTTTGAATAATTTGCGCTTGCTCTCTCATCTCCCGCTTGGCCTGCCTCCTCATCTGCTCAATGTTGTCCATATCCTCATGACTGACGAGGTGAGTTATGGCGATCGTTGGGCCTAGTTGGATGCTGAAGACGACACCAGCAGGGGTAAACTGTACTCCAACTTGCGGATATGTTGGCGGAGGTGCTACGGCTGATGGAACGATAATATTGCTCATTGTTTATTCACTTCCTCCTGACATAATTCTTTGATGTCATTCTTGAGAGATTGCAGGGTGTCTGCATCTAGAGATGTAAGGAAAAACTGATCAGGCTTATTGTGCAGTGATCTCTCTGCTTCTGCAATCATTTCAATAATCTTCTGTGCTAGTTCTTGTGTGGTCACGATTTCACCTCGTCAGGTGCAGGCAATGCTTTTACGTTGTCATCGATAGCTATAGCAGTGGATTCAATGACGTTTTGCAAGCCGAATTCAGCGAAAGGGTTGTGCCTTGGCGCTGTTCCTACTGTGCGCTCTGGTTTCATCATCTCCAATGCTTTTCTTATTTCATCGCTGATGATTTGCGCACCTGCCGATAGCATTGCCTCTTGGAGCCAATCACTCATTTTTTCACCAACTCTTTCACTTTACTTACACTCCTCAAAATAGCCTGTAAACTGGCTTCTCAGGCCAATCTATGATATAATTAGCTCATAAATTTGGTTGCCCCCGCGCTACTGTCATAGCCGGAGGCGTGGCAAAGGAAAGCGAGTTTCCCATGCAAAGACATTCTACCACAAGCCCTATACCCCATACCTGTGCTCAATGTGGAGGAGGGTTTCTTGCCCACAAGAGTGCCGAGCGTTTGTATTGCAGTAAAGCCTGTTACTGGCAATCCAAGAAGAAGACGGAGCAACGCATCTGCCCCATTTGCAGTAAAACCTTTGAGGCTTGGCCTAGCGAACCCAACCGCTTTTGCAGTCTTATATGCCGTGATATCTGGCAACAACACAGAGAAGAACGCGCCTGTAAACAGTGTGGGCAAGCCTTCACAGCAAGGCCAAGCGACAAGAAAATATATTGCAGTCCAAGCTGTGCAGCCAAGGCAAGCAACGCCACTCGTAAAGTTATCTATCCCATCCACGCTTGTGCTAAATGCAGAAAAGAGTTTGAGTACAAACGACGTGATACCGAAGGTAAATATTGCAGCCGTCAATGCTCTGATTCTGTAAAAAAGAATCCTGGTCAAGAGTGGATACAAAAGGTTTGTGGATATTGCGAGAAGGAATTTTCTACTCCCCCTTGGCAGCCTGAAACAGATCATTGTTCGACAAAATGCGCAAGTCTCCACAGGGCGCAATCTGTTCGCGGTGCTGATCATCCCCTCTGGAAAGATAAAGTAGAAATGGCGTGCAAGGTCTGCGGAAAGATTTGTCAGGTTAAGCCAAGTCTCGTAAGTCGCTTTGGTGCTTGCTCCAAACGCTGTGCAGGTATACTGAGCGTACAATCTCAGCAAGACCGCATAAGCAACATTGAAATCATGATGCAAGAGGCAATGCAGAAAATAGGATTGCTCCCAACTCCGCAACAGGTCATCGGGTATTATGTCGTTGATTTCGCCTTTATTGACCAGC